AAAGGAAGCCGGGGTTCTTACCTACATTGTAGTGGAACCACATTTCCTTAAACGGATCTCCATCCGCTGTTGGAACAATTCGAACAGTTTGATCACCGTCCTGCGGTTTCCAAAAGATATTACTCTTGGAAGAGCCGTTACCTTGAAGTGCATCAAGTTTCGCTTTCATTTTTGCAAAATCAATAGCCATAATATTTCTCCTTATTGTTATTTGACTGTTGTCTATAGTCAACAAAGCTGATCTGCTTTGCCGCTATCCATAGTACGTCTCAGTTTCCAAAATTATTCAGAATATTTTCGTCTGCTTCAAAAATAGTGGTTTCCTCTGGATTAGAAGTTCGCCAGTTGAAAGTACGCCAAGACTTACTTTGAAGATCCCAAACAGTCTCCAAACCTTCCTTGAGATTGCGAGTACGCCCAGTACCCTTTGTGTTGGTTGTGATAAACGTATCAGGCAGATCGCCTGCTCGGACAAAAAACATAGTCCGAAGTTCACCATTTGCTTTCGTGAAAGTTCCACGATAATATTTAATATTCCCCATTGTTTACTCCTTTTTTATGGTTATTATTAATACGTCTGACGACGCTTATTTATTCACTTCTTTTCCCCAAACTGTCCATCCTTCTCTTTCGTCTCTGGAGAACATTTCTAGGTACGGCCCGTGAGATCTATTTTCAATCCATTCAAATGAAGCTTCTGGCTTCTTAGAATGCTTATCACGCTTTGCTTCGATAACAGAAGCTAAAGTGTTGTTTTCTTTTTTAACTGTGGTATGCTTAGTGCCTCTGGTGCCAAACAATAAAAGTTCATGCTTGCCTCTAGCATATTGCCCAAGTCCAATTCTGTCTTTTACCCACACAATGTTTGTTACATATCGAAATCCTAATGACTTCATCACATACAAAGCATCTTCTAGGTGGTTGTTAGTAGCCCACAAGTACATGTGCGCGTTGTCTTCTAATTCATTCCAGCATTCTGATTGAAGAATGACTCTAATGATATCAGGCGTTTTAAGCAATTCATAGTGCTTGTCGGCGCCTCTCTTTATCTTGCCACCGCCGCGTTCGTTCCATGGCGGATCTAATAAAACTGTTTTGAATTTTGACATTTTATTCCTGTTCTTGAATATCTGATGATGAATGCACTGCAAACGAATATCCAGTCTCTAAATCTGTAGAATATATTCCATGAGAAATAGATGCTGGAGAGTTCCCTTCTCCTAAGCTGATGGCTGTTAGTCTATCAAGCAAAGTTTCGTCATCTTCTATTGTTATACGATTGATGCCATAAAAATATTTAATTTGGTTACAATTTTCTATAGAAAAAGTTTTTGTCTCTTTTTGTTCCTCTATGTCGATATAAGAAAATGCACAGATTCTAGAACTTACATATTCATCACGAAAGGTATCAAATACAGGATCTGTGTTTCTGTATATGTTGTACCAATGTATGGTTGATACGATAAACTCGTTTGTCTTGCTATAATAGTTAATTACGGGTGCTTTTCCGACAATTTCTGGCATCTTGGCATTATCAATTAAGAAAATTTTACTAAAAACACCAGATCTGGTGTATTCTTGGAGAATGTGGAAATGTGCTCTATTTCTCAATTTAGCTATGTTGTCTAGGGTGCTTAATTCTGGCTTTATGTAAATTATTCTTATATCTTGTCCAGCTTCTTTTAGTTGCCTCAAAGTCCACAATGCACAACCAGAGATTTTTCCAGATCCACACACTATCAGAAAACATTCTTCGTCTTCGTCTAAATTCTTTAATAGTCTCTTAAGATCGACTGGGTTGGCGTCATATAATTCCACTGAGGATTGTTTTGGAATGTACATACAGTTCTTTTTTCTTTTCAGCTTTTCATCTGAATCGATCTTGAAGACAGTATATTGAGGATACTGCTTGAATAGTTCTGCAATATTACACCCCGCTTTTCCTAAACCTATAATATTCATCTTATACCTCTTATATATTAATTAATTTTAGATTATATAAATCTTTACCTGCTGAAACTGTAGTTTTAAAATTACCTAATTCTGTATTTTTATATTCTTCTACAATTAATTTTATTAGTTCTTTATCATCTGAAGAAAAATCTAAGATTACGCTATCATGCAAAGTGAATGCAACACAACTCTTTTTGCCCTTAAGAATGTTGTGTATAGCCACTAGTCTGTCAAGAACCATATCAGCGCATGTACTTTGAATAAGGTAGTTAAAAGCATGAAAATCGTCACATTTAATTTTTCTTTTGAATATTGTTTCAATCGAATCGTTACATCTGTATCTGCTCAACAACAAATCTCTATCATATTGCCCACTAGAGATTTTATCTTCAGAATTAGGATTGTACAGCCATGCAAAAAACCTCTTCTTGGCATCGTCTCTAGAGCACCTGTAAAGGCTTTTTGCGTGATACTCGTGAATATCCATATCAGGCTGCTCAAGTCCCAACAAGGAAAGCACAACTCTTGCCTCTGCTGCGTTGTAATCTAATTCTATGAAAAAGTCATTATTTGGTTTGATTATTTCTCTATACTCTTTCTTAAGATTAAGAAGAGGGAAAGAGTTTTTATTTGTAGAAAGGCGCCCTGTCACTGAGCCAAATAAGTTGTAATCGCAGTATGCGGCTCTGCTTTCATATTTTTTATACAAAATTTTGGCTCTCCTGTCCGTCCAGTACGCACGAAGTGGCTTCACATCAATATTTAACTTTTGATATTTCATTTCAGACAGAACTTTCTGTACATTTACCAAATGATCGTAATTGTCAGGGCGATCGTACTTAGAAAAAACCCATTCACAGATTTCATTCTTCATTTGGCAAAATTCTTTCATGAATCGTGCGGGTGTGACGTCAAAAAAGCAGTTGTCGTCTAGACTAACTTTTGCTATTTGATTAGCCCTCACAAAAGCTCTGAGTCTGTTAGATATAAATTCCCACCTGTCAACAAGGTGGGAAGGACAAACTTCTTCCAAACTTTTGCCATGGCAATATATACTAGCATATTCAATGTCGTATTCTGATAAAAAATTAGAATAATTCCATGTTTTAGTCAAATTACTGGGTATTTCATCAAACGACAAGTTGCCATCGCAGTATATACCAACACACTCAGATTTATCATCAAGTGCTTGAAAAATCATCCAACCTCCTAGAACGTCATAGTAAAATTACTTCTCTTATAAGACGGCTGATGGTTGTAAATTATTCGTTTTCCATCTTGATTTTTTATTTTATTTCCAAAATTGGCGCCTCTTCCGACGATCAAGCTAGTTTTATCATTTACATAATTTAAGGCGGCAATAAACCCATACTCGTTAAAAATACTTTGGGCTGTTTGAACCTCAATATCAAAAGTTTCCTGCTGCCAGTCCATTCTCGCCTCTTTGGCTCTAAGAAAATAATAATATTCTAAAAGTTTTCTGTCGGTAAATGGATTTCTCTGTCTTTGCGTCCTATATAGAAGCTTTGCTTTTGAAGTGTGATCTGTACATCTCTCTACTTTGGTATAGTATGGGTACGCCTCAACAAAAGAGTCGTAAAATGACAAGAAGTACTCTCTAATAGAGTTAGCTTCATAAAGATGGCATTTGTAAAATCTTCTGTCAAACATTTGCTGCAAATTCATGAATCCATAATTTTCCATTCTTTTTTTCATCGGAATAGACTCCAAATCAGCTATAAATCGCCATGGCGCGTTCTTGTCAACCATAAACCCAAAGCCGTTTGCTATGCTCTGTATTTGCAAAAAGTGATCGTCTAAGATAAAGTTATTATACTTCTTTTTATCTTGATCGTGCTTTGCCTTTGAAATTTCAAACATAATTCCGGTTGTCATAGGAGAGGTTGTTTTTCTGAGAAGTAAATTTGTTCTGCTCAGGGGAAACTTTGGAAGCACCAAGCCTAAAAAATAAGTGAATTCTCTACAAAAAGAATCAAAATCAATTATTCTAGTGAACCTTCTTGGATCATTTGCCCAAGTTATAACAAATGTGTCGAAAAAAGCTTTCATAGTAGTGTGATGATCGCTAACAAAATCAGTAAATCCTCTTTTAACCTTAAATTCATAATATGTACTAGTGTTTGACATCTTGCCAGTCTCTTTTAAGGTTTCAATTTTCCTAATCATTCCATTTGCAGCATCCGCAACAAAATCAAGCAGCATAACTTTGTCTTCTGTGCCCCTGACTCCTTTCAAAAACTTGTTTATTGGATATACAGAATAGTTATTTGTATCTAGTCTGCCATAAAATGTCTTATTATACATCAAATCTTCAAATTGAAATGGCGCAAAAATTTTGCGAGCGTTTCCTTGATATTTTGAGTTATCATCTGGAATGTCTTCATCCATGATGTTTTGAGATTGTGCTGGCTTCGGCCATGCGTAGTCTTTATAGTACTTTCTACGATGAAAAAGCTTTTTCGACTTATCGTTATTAGATCCCAAAGGAATGATGTCTTTTACAAAAGGCTCATTAGTGTCTGTTGCCTGTCCTGTGCGGACGATTGCCTCAACAATGTTGTCTATTTGTTCTTCTGATAGCGTGACTGGATTATCTAATGATTCTTCGAACTTCTTATCAACCTGATTTAGTATCTTTTCTTTGAGTTCGTATCTTTTCTTGTTATGCCTATTTCTCATAGGCTTGTTATAGTCTACTGCTCTTCTTCTTCTGCTCTTTCTTCTACCTGCCATTATTCTCCACTCCTAAGATCCGCTTCTGTGCCGGATGGTGTTGCCGGATCTGCCCCAACATACTGGGCAGCTTGTCCAGCAAAACTGTTGTTCTCGTCTGCTGCCATTTGAGCAGCCAAAGAGGTGATCACACTGTCGCACCTAGCTTCAATGCTGTCCCTCTTTCCTCCAGATTGTGCAAACACGCAGTCCAACTCAGTCTCATACTGTCCACCCCTATTAATTACAGAGTCCACAGTAATTACATCATAATATCCGCCTATGCCCAACAAATTAGCTAATGTGCCATATCCGCCGCCAAAAGCATCGACTTCTGGGCGTCCAAATCCAATTGGTGGGTTTAAGAACAGTTTCATTCCCGGGTAGTATAAGTTGTTTCCAACCATTTTAACTTTAGCGTTATATACGTCCCTGATTTGTCCTAAATTACCGTCTTCGCCTTGGCGTGCTTCTCGAAGTCCTTGTTGATCTGCTTTTGAGAAATTGATTGATTTTATTAGCCCCCTATCTAGCCCAATATAGTAGTGGTATATACCTTTGTTTCTATCATCAATATCGTTGGCTTTTAGTTCTGCTGCCTTGTAGGAGTTCATGTAGAACAACATACAATTCATTGGGCGTGCATCTTCTCCTAATGGCTCAATGGACGCATTGGGGAAGGCGTCCATCACAAGCCTTCCTTGGCAATTACCTCCACCGTTCCCCCCAATACCAGCATTGGTGGCAGTGCCTTCGGAGATTGGAAAATTATTGACACTTATATTAATTGCCCTACCTTCTTTATCGCCGGGAAAACACTCAGATGGCTGAAGTACTTTCTTGACTAACCTCTCTATAACATCTTTGACAAATTGCCTCAAAGGATAAGAAGACAGTTGTTTCCTGACAACAACTTCAAAGAAAAATTGCTGAAAATCATGAAATGGTATTGGCAAGTCTGCCAAGTTAAAATGCAATTTACTGCCTCTGGGGTGGTTGATCACGACTGGGCCGGTAAGGATTCTCATGTTGTCTAGGTGTGGGTTCCCGCCGCCGGTGGACATAACTTCGCATGCAGTTTCCAAAATATCTCCAAAGAATAAAAAGTTTATTCTACCCTTGTCCGGATCAGTGGCTGCGTCTTTAGCATCTTCGATGACACCTGCTGTTTCTTCTTCTACTGCATTTTGTTGCTCGGCAGGTTCTGCATCAGCGGTTTCATTGGCAGCATCCTCGATAGCCTCAACTGCTTCTTCTGCGGAGTCTGGGGCTTCACTTCTCTCTATATCGCCGGCGACGTCTGAAAAAGCTGGGCGTGTTTTGCCGGGTTCGACACTTTCTAGCCAATTTTCGATTTGTCCTTCGTCAATGTCAAACCCGTATATTCCTCTTTGTTCAAACAATCTAGTTAAAAATTGTTTATAAA